ATTCTGAAAAGATAAAGATTCTGAAGAATTAAGAGCTTTTTTGTTTTTACTTTCTTGGCTAACTTCCTTCTCTAAACTAACAAATTTTATTCTGTCTTTTCCAAACGGACTTCCCCCAGTGGAAGGATTGAGGTCCTTTACAAGTCTATAGTTTCCATCATACATTCCAGTTTCTGAAGATAAAGTCGCCTCTGCCAAAAGTCCAGATAAACTTCCAGTTACTGAGTTTAGAGATACAACTGGTTGTTTTGGTAAATTTCCGCTTTTAAAAGCCAAAAACCTTTTTTCTTCTGAGGTTAAATCGTTAGAATACTCTGAATTTCCTAATATCAAATCATTTTTGTCATCGGAGATATTTGAACCATCAGTAGAGTCATTAAATATGAAAGATTCAGTTATTTCCTCCAACTGCCTTCCAAGTATATAAATATCTACTTTTCCACCAGTACCAGAATTTACAATCTTGTAAGATCCGTCGTCTAGCTCTAAAACCTCTGTGCCGTCTCTTAGCATCAAAGAATTTCCTGGCTCCACAACCAAGGAATCTATCACTCCTGATACTCCATCTGCTGCATTTTTATACCCAGAGCTGGTTCCAATGTTTGCTCCAGAAAAAACAGAAACTATTCTTGATCTAAATGAACCATCTGATTCTAAGTCTAATCCGCCAGAAAAAGAAGATATGTTGGTTACATTTAATCCAAATTCAGAATTTGATTCCACTATATTAAAAGAGCTTATGTTTCCAGATGTTCCTGGGTTCTTAGCTTGAACAGGAACTTCTATTGCATAATCATCTGTTACACCAGCAGTAGACAATCCGTCTCTTAACCTGAAGGCATTAGCTTGAAGTCTAGCTCTGTCTGACGGCAATAATATATATGTTCCAACTGTAAAAAATACAATTCCATTTTTAGATAAAACCGTAGTTCCATCTGGTATTGTAACTTCTGTATCTAAATTATCTACTGTAAAAACAACTATGCCAGATGATCTTGAACCAACCTTTCTGCTTAGTCCAAAGTTTGCAGCAAGTCTGTCTAAATCTCTTCCAGATGATGTTAGAAAAGACTGCTTTTCTGATATAACTGATACTAAGTTATATATTTTCTGAAGCTCATCAGCTTGAAGATCAATAAATAAATCTCTAGCAACAGTGCCTGGCTTCGTATCCAGGTTAGGTTGAGTTAACCTAAGCCTTTCAATCATTGTTGCCACTATTTCATTAAAAGTTTTTATTCTCGCCATATTATAATGCCCTTATAGTAATTGTATCTTCTACTTGAGATAAGTCTTGAGCAACAACCGATACAAAAACAGACCACATTCTTGGATCTGCAGCATCTCTAAATACTTGTATATTTTTTATATACATAATTGTTTCAGCTGGAGATACATATTGATATCTCATTTGATTTCTTTGTAAATTAATAAGTCTTTTTATGCTATTCTCGATTGAGTTTTTCATATTCATCTTCATAAATTCTTCATCTTGAGAAGAGCCAATGCTTCCAGATCCAAGCGGAGATCCGTAATTAGGGTGATATTTATTGTCTCCAAGATCAGTAAGTAGAAGTTTTTTTATATCTTGAATAATTTTATTATTTTGATTTACAGTTTCTACAGATCCTGAATTAGATATAGATAAATCACCATTTACTATTTTTAAATCGTAAGACATTTTTTATCCTCGTCACTAATCATATAGTTTTTATTAATAACTATTTAATCAAGCCCCCTTAAGAAAGTTTGAAAATAGGTCATAGGTAGATCCAACCTGGTAAGAATACTCTCTAACAGCTCCTTCTATACTCATAAATGATCTGCTTCTTTCGAAGTTTTCAAAAAATTTCTGATCACCAAATTCTTTTTTTAAATTATCATACTGCCTTGCTGTAAGCATAGATACTAAAACACTTTCTTTTACGGTTAGCATGGCTAAAATAAAAACTAGAGCGTCCAATATTCCTACGCCTCTGCCTATTCCTATGATTGATGATATCTCTCTTTTTTTCTCTTCCATATCGGCGCTTTTTGCTTTTCCAGAATTTTTATTTGCAGCATCTTTTTTTGCCTGTATATACTTACTTGGAACGGTTACTGAAGAGACCAGCAAATTCATAAGTGGAGTATCTGTTATTGAAGATTTTCTAAGGGTTCCGTTTTGTACGTCTAAGCCTTTCGATGTGTCTCCCAATAGCAAAATCATAGAATCTTCAATTCCCTGCATTACACTAATTGTCTTCTTCTCTAATGCAACACCAGATCCTTTCCCACCAACACTTTTATATTTTCCATGATCTTCTGGAACATCACCCTTGCTATTGTTCGTTTGTTGCCCAGTACCGTTAAGCTTTGACGTTGTAAGGGTTAGGTCAGACTTTATAGCATTTTTTACATAAGATCTGCAGGACTCTTTCAATCTTTTTGAGCATATCTTAAGAGTCGCAACGAGCCTATTTATCATTAAAGATTCTAAAACAGAGTAGGATCCATCAACATCTTCCAATGAAAATGTGTTTGAAATACCAGAGTTTTTAGATATAGCCTGAACTTTTGCTGGATCATATCCCGATAATTTATCTAATCTTATCCTTATAATTCCCTCCAAAAAGCTCATAGTCGGAATATCATTATTTAGCCTAAAACCAGTTTGGTGCTCAAATGGTGGAGCTATATACTTTCCTCTTTCTGCTATACATTTATTTATTCTGATATCTTGAACAGTAGGCAACATCAAGTAAGAGTATGACTTTATCTCATCTGCAACCTTTAATATGGGGGCTCCTTTTATTTTTCCGTAAAAGATAAAATCAAACATTTCCCTTAAAGATCCCTCGCCCTTTATACCTTCTACATAAGTTCTGTCTACCACAAAACTCATATTTCCAGAAGAAAACTCTCTCTGAGCAACAGCGGCCAAGGCTCTCGTATAATATATAAAAGTTTCGTCGGAATTTAAAGTATTTGGATCAACAGATTCACTTGCCATAATGTTGTACGCTTCAGTTTCAGATAACTTTAATACGTTTACAACGGATGGATCAAGGTTTAAAAACGGATCAAAGTTCGAAGTATTAACTCTTGATATATCATAAAAAGTATTATCAAGAACTTTTCCAAATTTATAATTTAAAGCCTGCCTTTCGTTAATGATTCCTGTTACTTTAAATGGAACTTCATCGGCTCCATTTAGACTGGACACTACCCCAGTTGAAGAATCCATGTAAGCTACGGTGTTGACCAAATGATCAGAAGTGGGTAGACCCATAAGTCTCATAAAGCAATTTTCAAAAGATTCTTTTAAGAATTTTTTTGAAGATATTTTCGCTATATCCTCAACAGTTTCGTTGGTTAAGGCTTTTGAAACCAGGTCAAGCTGCTGATTTTTGATATCAGAAACATCTGAGGCTATGTTTTTTGCCAGTTCTTCTGGTATATAAGTAGACCTATAAGCATTAAGCATAACTCCCAAGTCTTTAAATTGATCATAAAAATTATCAATTCCTTGTTCAAATACTTTGTCAAAAAATGGATTTTGAGAGCCTGGAGAAGAACCTAAGTTAAATTGAAAAGTAAAGTATTTTGAAAGTTCGCTTGATATATTGGAGTCTAAAAGTCCTCCAAAAGAATTGGTAACACTCGTAAGTGTTGATTCGGAAACCTTAATAACATCTACAAGTCTATTATAAGTTTGCAGCTCTATATCTATATTTGGATTATTGGCCATTAGTTCTCCAAGTTAGTACCATTAGTTTGAGGATTAGTTTGAGGGTCAGAAGCAACCTCGTCAAGATCTGGTTTTCTAATTCCTAAGAACACATCTTTATCTTCAATATTAATATTTAAAACACGATCTACCTCTACCAGTGCCCCAAGTGATACGTCAACTTCTTCTCCGACAACTGTAGAGTCTGGAATGCAGTCAGCCTGATCAACTGTATCTTCCTCCCCTTCTATCTGCACAACATTAGAGTATGTGAAAGCTTTTATTGTTTTTCCGCAAATAGACGCTTTTATGCTTATTTTTCCTGGATAGTCAGAAGATATAATTGATCTATAAGCATCACCAGACTCTGTTTTTTCTGCAAAAACAGTCTGGCCCTCAAATGTGTATTGCTTAAGCTTTGCAGATCCAGTAGTGTCAGATATAATTTGTATATTTATTTTTGGCTCAAAGTCTAAATTTTCAACAAGATTGTCATAACTATCTCTTGGTATTATGATTATCTCTATTTCTTCGCCTATTTTTGCGTTTACTTCTGTTCCTAAACCACTCGCAAATTCTGCAGCTCCAGTTATAGCTGGACCATCAAATTCTTCTGCAAGACCTGCCGCAAATTCTAGTACTTCTTCTAAGTTTTCTTCTAATAATTCATTTGGATTCGCATAATCTGTAATGTTTTTCTCTGTATCTTCAGATAACATAAACGTTGTGTTGTATGGATTAATTACAATATTACAAGCTTTATCTGCAGAATCAGTTAGACAGTTTACAAATGCTGTATATTGTCCTTCAACCTCTTCTATATCTATAATTCCTGGGACTTGTCCGTTTTCAACACTTTCTTTTAGCCCATCTATCTTTTTCTGCATAAAGTTTCTAAAGTTACCAACACACTCTAGCACTTCATTCACGTTATTTGCAACCTCTTCGTTAGATGGCCCTCCCAATAAAATTGAATTAATATCAGATATAGTACAAGCTGACTGTAACTCATCAGCAACTTGCCTCATGTCTACGAAATAAAGTCTTGGAAAGTCAAATACATCAATTGTATCTATCGCCTCAGAAAGTTTTAATTTGTCCCATATAAAGCCTCCCGCATAATCATATGCCCCAGCGCTTTCTTCTTCTCCATCTTTATTTCTAGAGGTTATAAATGGAACTTGTTCTGCATATTCTGTTTCAAAATCTGTCCAATCACCCCAAGCTTCCGCTAACTCTTTAACTCTGGCTTGATCTATATCATGAGCATCTTTTATTCTTGCTGGGAAAGGGTCAAAAATACCTCCGTCACTTGGCTCTGGAGCGTTAGGTAGGGAAATTAGCCAATTATAATTAGCTTGCTCTGCTAAGGTTAATTCATCTTTTACAACCTCTCTATCTTCTTTTGAGAACCTGTTCTTTGGAGCAGATGCAGTGCTTATGATTCTTGCTTCAATAGATAAAACAGCTCCAGTTGCAGGATCAACCTTTATTCCATTTTCATTAATAAAATAAACATTGAATTGCTCATCAACTATTGCAAGCATTGGTAGGTCTTCAAAGGTTCTTTCCCATACTTTATCAGATGTATCAGATTTAAACTGAACAGTGAGAGGCCTTGGGTAAAATCCGTCCGAAACACTTCCTCTTAAAAAGTTTGAGAAGCCGTCAATTGGACTATAAAATCCCGCTCCATCTTCTATAGAGTCAGAAACATTGTATTCGTTTCCATCTCGGTTCATAAACATAAAAGGAGAGTCTAAAGTTTGGTTTATATCTATTATCTTCTTTCTGAAGATTAAGCCTAAAATTGGAACATAGCCAAGTGCATTTGTTCTACCCTTTGAGTTAAACTCAAAAGTAACTCTTCTTGGATCTGGCCCTTGGATAAATGCTTCTGCTAGATTTGAAGGATTTTTTGTAGATTTGGTATAGGTAACAGAATACGTAGCTTCAAAATCTACATTTGAAAACTCAGTTCCTTCTCCATTACCATCTATATTTGAAGTTCTAAATGTTTTTGAATTAACAGTAGTTCTATCAAGGAATCCATCTCCCTTGATATTTTTGTTGGCAACCTTTGACCCAATATAATCTTGAGGTTCTCTTAATACATCTCCAGAGTAATTGCAATCTCCCATCCAGTCCAAATTATCATTTTCTGTACCTGGAGGGGTGTTTCCGCACTGAATTGCTCCATATAAATCATCTACACTTAATGTGGGGTAACCTTGAGCTACAGGAAGTAAGTTTTCTTTGCTTAATCCATCTCCAGCTTCTCCAGTTACTTTAGATAAAATTATACCAGAAACTAAAGATGAATCAAGTTGACACTCTCTAAATTCATCAGTGCTACCTTCTCCAGGAGAACAAGGGAATGCAAAAAATATCTGGAGAAGTTCTAAGAATAAATTTAAAATATCAATAATTGGATCAAGAACTTGGATGTCTGTTTCTAGGTCTAATATATATTCACTTAAAACTTTCTCCAAATTTAATATTGCTTCTACATCTTGATTTAATATGGCTTGTTCTAACGCCTCAGATATAGCGTTTATAGCTCTTATTATATAAAGTATTTTTTCCAAAATACACTTTAATAATTCAAGAAGGTGTAGGATTAGAGTCAACAATGCTACTGGTACTGCAATTTGAGGCAAAAGAAGCAAAAGGTCATATAAGCAAGAGAAAAGCCTTATTGTTGCAAAAGCTAGTTTTACAGGATTTAATAAGGCACAGATAACATCTATTATACAGAATATAACTTTTATTATGACCAATATATTTTTAAATCCGCTCAAATATGCAGAAAACTGGCCAGTTATAGAAAATGATAAGTCACAAAAGCTATCTCTTAGTTCTAATAAGGTTTGAGATTTGTCTGCAATATATGCAGACCACTTTATCGGAAACTTCAAGCCAAGATCAGCCCAATCCTTCTGATCTTTCTTGTCATTTAGAAGGGAGCCATTCATAAGCTCTTCCATTCTTTTGTCGAGATTGATTGTTAAATCATTTCCAATTGCCTTTGTGGCACCAAAATGAAGTGAGTTTGTTGAACTAAAAGAAATTTCAAAACACGGTGATTCAGACTGAAAGACACTAAAATCTAATTTTCCAGTCTCTTCACTAACTGTATATTTGATTGTACCAGTTCCTTCTGCAGTTATCTTTAGATCACCCAAACTAACTCTTTTTTTGTTTACCTCCATTTTGAAATCCTCATCATAAAGATTTTCAAAATGTAGTTCCATTTCATCCCCAACTTCAAATGTTAGTTCTGGAAATTGATCAACTGAATAATTTTGATCTGAGTTTTTAACAATCCTTGTAAGCCTTGGCATATTTACTTTAATTAAAGCGTTGCCTTTAACTTCAACGTTTAAGAATGCTTTATAAAGCTTAACGGAAATGCCTGCATTTTCTGGAACTGGCAAGTCATAGTTTATAGGGGCAACATCACTCTCTATGTAGTAATCTTTTGTAACTTTTGTTTGGCCCTTAACAAGGTAGAAGCTTTTGTTGTCTATTGCTACCAAATAGTTTGTATCATCGGCAAGTATTGAAGCTGCATCTTCGATTGAACCCAAGGCTTGATTTACCAAATTTGCACCAGAAGAAAAGGGGTCAATTTTTGCATCAAATCCAATCGCGGTGTCAACTACATTAAGAGAAGATTCGGCAAGAGATTCTAAGCTGCTAGTATCTACATCCAAGTTTATTTCTGGTAACTGAACATTTATAAATTGCGCATCAGAAAAATCAAAGGCTCCTTTTAGGTCGTTAAAAACCTGAGCAGATTCCCCTATCCTACCCTCTTCTGCGAAGTCCAAAAAATTACCATCAGCAAGTTTTCCATTTTCACCGTATATTAAAAATTTTCCTTTTTCAAAAAACTTTTTAAGCTGAGTTATTTTTAAATCTTGTTCATGTTTTACGCCAAATACTCCCAGTGTAGATGATGGAATAAATATACAGTGATTTGATAGAGAATAAAACCTATCCTGAAGATTCAAAGATAGAGGTAAAGAGGTTGACTCAAATAATCCATTTTGATTTATAAGTAGAGCGTTCCCATTAAAAGTTATGGTGCCCTCATCTTCGGAAAAGTCGTAAGAATTTACAGTTTGTATCTTTCTAAGGGAAGAATCATACGTTGTTTTATAAGCAGAGTCTTTTTTTGTTAAAAATAAATTTTGTATTCCATCATTTTCTATCTGTACATTAGACATTGCGAAAACTGCTATAGTCTTTTTGACTCCACCTTCTTCAATAACAAATGACTCTGATAAGATAATGCTATTATCAAATAAAGATGCAAGCTGTGCAAAAAATCCAAATCCAAAATTGCTATCTCCTACCGTTAACTTAAACTCACTCAATGATCTATCAGGCAGGTATCCTTCTGCAATTATAACCATTGTTTCTATTTCTTTTCCAGTGTGAATTTCCGTACCAATTGTGGCCTCAGTCATTTCCTCTTTTGAGAATATAGTCTTTTTTCTTTTATTTGATCCAGTTAGAATTTTTAATATTTTTTCAGATATAATATTTGATGTTAAAATGCCCGAATCTTTTCTGTTTTTTACAATTATATTTCTTATAGAAGGAGGCTTTGTAAACCCAGGTTCATCATCATTACCCAATCTTAATAGAGAGTAACTGTTTGCCATATTTTCAACATTTATATCTGTTCCAGATGAGCCAAAGTCAACTATATCTCTATTTAGAAAAATGAAAAATGGTTTCTCTAAATAGTCTAATCTTGAAAAGTTATATTTAGAATACTCTTGACCTGGAAATAGTAGTTTCGCAGATTTGCTAGTTGCGGAGTAAAAACTAGTTCTAAAATCTCCAAGCTGATATTTTACGGATTTAGATATAACGATGGTCTTTTCCTCGCCCTGAAATGATATACCTCTTGCTACGAAGATATCTTCTTTAAAAGAGAAGTCTTCAAAAATATCAATTATTTGTTGTTCAGATTGGCCTGATGAAACTTCTGCCGCTATATAGCAATTTACATCTGACGTTCCAAAGATTTTGTCTTTACTGTTAAATTTTATAACAGCAGATTTGTTTGCCTCACCAGTCATTAAGATAGGAATTTTTGAAGAATTTGGGGCAGAAACAGAGTCTTCGTTAAAGGTAGCGTATATTGGACCAATAACTTCTTCTTTATCTTGAAGTTCAACTACAAACTCAGAAATTTGAATTGCAGAAAATATATCAAAAGGAGAACTTTGACCGCTTTTATTAACCAACTCAATCCAAAGAGGCCCTATATTTGCAGTAATTAGATTTTGATATGTTCCATTTAATGTAAAGTTAAACTCTCCAAATGTATTTTTTGAAACAGTAATTGAAGAGTCTCCAACATTAAAAGTAGCTAGAGGAGAGATGCTTTCTGGGCTTGAATAAAATTTTACTGCAGATATATTTAATAAAGAATCTCCCTTTATTTTTAAATCAACAATATCATCTGTCAAAATTATATCACTTCCAGAAAAACCATATGGGTCTATAAATTCTATGGAAGGCTTGTCTCTTTGCACCGTTAAAGCTCCATAAGGAACTCTTGTTAGCTGACCATAAGAGTCATATATGTAAGCTAAAAATTCTTTTTGTGTGTCTAAATTATAATATTTAAATTCTTCACTTTTTATAAATATTCTGAAATCTTTTGAAAAGTCACTAGAAATTTGACTTTCGGCCACACTAATTATCTGTTCGTCTACTGGAGATAAATCAGATAAGTTTTTATATCTAGATACTCCTGGAATCATAATTGGATCTATGTAATTTCTCTTCAATGACATTAGCAATGTATTTGACGAACTTAATTTTTTGCTAGTGATCTTTTCATTATTTACAGTTTTTAAAGGCCGCTTGTCAAAGTTGGATATAAAATAATCCTGCCTTCCGCGAATGCCAAAGAAGTCCAGTGTGTTTTTAAAGCCAAAAGAAGTATTTGGATAAAACGCAGGAAGACCGTTGGCCTGATAGAAATCTTTAATTTTCTTATCATCAAATTTTCCGCCTGTTTTAAATAATTTTTCGTAATTTTCAAGAGTTACCATCCTTTTTAGTTCTGATTGAACTAATGGATTTGTAAAAACTTCTTTTATTTTTTCAAAATCTTCATCTGGATCTATCAAGAAGGATCTGTATTCACTTGTAGGTATAGAGAAATATTCTGATTTGTTAGAGAAAGTGTCTATACCAAAGCTTGAAGCAGATACCGACTGCTCACTTCTTGGGCATAAAACTATTGTATAGTCAGAATACTTTGGGGCTTTCCTCTCAAATCCAAAATGAACGGCAGACCCCCCAACAAGTCCATCTTTAGCCAAATCTATGGCAAAACTATCGCTGGACTGAATATCTTCTATTATATTACTTCTTAAAACTGGTGCAGGCACTGGCATGTAATCAAGTGGCTCATAGTTAATCTGTCCAAAAAGATTTGCCTCTATTGCCATATAGAACCTGAAGTCACTCTTTGTTTCTCCTAAGTTATAAAAATTTGAAGAAAATCCTTGACTATCTTCAAGGCTCATATCTGGAAATACAAAGTACATAGATTCATTAAAATAAGTAAAATATCCTAACTGCTCAGTCGTATCATCATAACTTTCGGCATCTGCTAAGCCTAGCTTATGAGCTGGGCATAGATAAGTCAAGGCCTTCGTAACTATATCGTCTTTTTCCGAGTCGGACTTTCCATCAATAGAAGACAAATCAGTGCTTAGTTGCGATATTTTATAATCTTGAAATATAAGATATCTGGCTTCATCTGCGGCAGAACTCGTTTGAGATATTATGGATTTTACAACATCAAACGGTACATATCCAAATCTAAAAAGTCTTTTAATTCTTCTATTCCTAGTTCTATTTCCTTGTAAAAATACTGCAAATTCGCTAAAACTTCTTACTTCAGTATCTGCCGTAAAAGATTTAAATCCAGATACATAGTAACTTCCTATCTCTTCCAACTCGGAAGAAGATTCGGTTATGTTTAGCAATAATTTATTAGATTTTAATAGAACTTTTCTTGCAAAATCTGATTTATTTTGTATTCTTTCTGTAAATTGATTTTGCACTTTTTCTAAGGATGCTTTGTCAAACCCAATTAGCTTGCTTTTTTCTGCATCATCTAAAGCTGCTTCTATTGGCTTATTTAGCTTTAGCTTATATACGCACCCGCCCCTAAGAGTAACTATATTTTCAGTTACTGCTTTTCCATAAGGATAAAGAACTCCTCCATCTAACTCGCCAATAGGAGTATCCGCATAGGCTTCACCACTACAGTTTGTTTTATATTTGATAAAGTCTTCTTCTTCTTTTGGAGATCCAAGAAACTTGGAGGTTATACCGTGTTTTTTACCCATACTACACCTTTTTAACTGGAACTGAAGTTTTAGTTTTTATATTACTAAATTTCTTAACGCCTTCTTTATAGTATATCTTTTCGCCACTTGAAAGATATATTGATCCTCTAGTACTTTCTAAATTAATATCTCCAGCGTTTCTAAATACCATTGGAGTATTTGGATTTGCACCCCAAATCATAAGACCTTTTTCCGATATTGATATAATGTAATCATCTGTTTCGCCATTATTATTATCCACTGGCTTATCTACCGTACCTTTACTGGTTACGTTTACCCTTAGGTATAGACTTCCGTTTGAAGTAGACGCTGCATTATATACATCATTTTTATCTGGGTTTCCAATTTCCATTATAACTGCACCATCTGTTTGCGTTACAATCGATCTTCCATTTGAATCTTGACCAAACCATGATATCATAGATCCAGCACAGTCCATAAGTATTGACTTGCCATCTTTTGCGTCTTTCCCAAAAGAAGATATGAGAGATCCCTCAAGATTTATATTTGCAGATATTCCAGAAGGATCTTCTGTTCCTGGAATTTCTACAGGCTCTGAGTCTTTTACCTCAAAGGCATTACTGTAAGCTCTAGAAGAGGATTTCTGAGAGGAGTTTGCTCCATAAGATACATCTCCGCCATGATATATCGCTGGAGATCCACCTATAACCTCTACCTCACTAAATGTGGAAAGCTCTTTTTTTCCACTTGTTTGAAGATCTTTGGAAGAAACGACTGCAGCCGTATATCTTGCAAATTTATATATGGGGTTGCTTTCATCTATTTTTGAATAAGATACATTGTTTATAGATGAAATTGAGTTTGATATAGATCTTTCAGCACAAGCCCACATATTGTGGTATAAGGTTGGACTAACTCTTTCTCCGCCTCTTTCAGCCTGATTTAAGTTTTCATTAGAAAACGCATCATGTTTTCCACTAAAATTTCTCAATCCATAATATCTTATTCCAGTTTTTCTCGTAGTTAAGGTTTCGCTCAGTGGAGGATAAAACTCATCTTTACCTTCTTGTCTTACGATTGGAACCTTTGTTTCCTCAGGAATCAGTGATTTAGGAAAGGAATTTATTCCAAGTCCCTTAGAGTAATAATCGCAATCAACAGGGAATGGAATGTTTCCAAACCTATCTGTTTTGGGAACGTTTAGCCTAAATGCCCCCTGCTTGTCTACCGCAAAAACAAAATTGTTATTATATTTAGACTCTTCAGATATCTTAGTTCTTGTATTTAATTGAAAATGATATCCAATGCCTCGTTTATCAAGTCTTGATGCCTCTATAATCTTATCAGATCTTTTTGTTTTGGGATCAAAGTTTAAATCTCCCATAACTATGGGTAGGTAGTTTATATCAAGAGGCACTCTATTTTTGGATACATTCCCAGCGATAACCTCAACTATTTGATTTGGAGCCATATTAAGAGAATTAAATCCATTAAATATATATTTCATTTCAAGTGCTTTATCTGAATCTAAACCTTCATATAAATCTTGAGAAGCCCTACCTGCATCTGCTTCATACAAATCCCATCCACGAAATTCTCTTTCCATATGGTTATATACAGATCTAGATTCCGATCTTGCAAAGTTTTTAAACTCTCCTTCAAAGGGTACACTTATGTATGGAGACTTTGGAAAAGTTCCAGTTACAAACCCTATGCCTTCCAATAGATGCCTGTCTGCATCATACTCTAGTTTATTCTGATTTTCCGAAGAAGGAAGGACTAGTCTTTCTGGATTGTTAGAGTTAAACCTCATCATAAAGCCACTTCTGCTATCCTCCCCCTTGGAATATGTGTTTATATTTGAGTTTATATTATAAAGAATTGAATCATCTTCTGCATATTTATATATCATAAATCCTAAGTTATGAGAGTTAATAAAAGCCATCCCCCCTTTTCCATTTAGTTCAATTTCAGAGCCAGAATCATCTTGTATTATTAGTCCGTGCTCTAAATTGTGCAAACTTGGATAAGGGAACTCTCCACTTGGATCTTGACCTTCGTTTATATTTCCATTTGCTTTTGAAGGCTCCTGAGCAACCCCGATGCATATTGTCATATCATTTGTATCAGACTTACAACAATAGACCCTAGATCCTTTTTTCGGATAAGCATGTAAGCCCTTACCGCTGATTCCAGCTATAGAAAGAGGGTTGTTTACATCTATCCCTGCCTTAGGGGAGTTTCCACTTTGATAATCAGTAACTCTTATGGTATTTGTAACAGGATTGTAAGATTGTACATAATAAGTTTTTATCTTATACATATCTATAATTCCCTTTAGAGCAGAAACATCTTTTTCTATGGCTCTAAAGGATGCGGATAAATCATTATTCATTATTTACTCCCCTAACCTCAGTTAAGTCAAGAATGCCAATTTCTACAATTGGAAGTACCTTTGGCTCCGCTCCTAATTTTGCAATCTCAGTCTCTATAGATCTTATGTCAAGCCAACTTCTTTGCTTTGGGCCACCTTTTGGTAACATATTTATAACTCTTTCATCTATTTCAAAATTTTCTTCTTTAAAAATACTTCCTACCAAACTTGGAGTTGTGCATTGAATTACCTCTTCAGCCTCATTTGTGGTTTTGTCCAGATAAGTAAGTTGCAATATTATATTGTTTGGATTAACTGGAGTTGGAATTATTCCATTTGGAAGTCTTAACTGAGAAGTTTTACTGGAAGGTTTTATTCCAGATATTATATTATTTACATCTGTTATATCGCTAAGATTTATTGTACCTGGAGTATCTCTTGTTACCATTTCTGGATTAACAAACATGTCCTTAACTAAATCCAGCATCGCTCTTGCAGTTGCCGTATTTTCTCCAGTGTCCTGATCTCTTGTTCCAGATATAAAAACTCTTATCATTAGGTATTTTGAGTTAGATAATATATTTGAAGATAAGTCAAGCATCATATTTGAAAACCTAACCATATTATCACTGGTTGATAAAACTGATTTTTTGTCAAAAGTTGTAACATTTGGAAAGACTATTGCAGAATCTGGGGAAAAAGGAGTGTATCCACTATCTGATTTAAGTCCTCTATAATTTATAAATTTATCTTTTAGTATATCAGTAGTAAACTGCTGACCCACTACATCTAATGGGCTTGGAAGATAAACTCCTGCAGGATGGCCAAAGCTTAAAGACAGAGTTGTTCTAAATCCAGATCCAATTGTAAAGCTATGATTTACGCTCTGCACATAATAAAGCATATTTCTTGCTCTAACATAGACGACATCACCTGGCTGATAAAACTCATTTCCTACAACGTCTAGACTTCCTGTATGAATTTTAACTCTCTGTAATTGCAACTGAAGAATTGCGTAAGGCTTACATTGTCCCTCTGAGTCATTCAAAAATGGAACCTGCTGGTTTGTTGATTTGTAACCATACTGTCTCCATAAATCAAAGTCTGTTGCTCCAGCCCAGAAGTAAAGACCTCCAGTCGAGCCCTTTAAAGCATTTCCCATTCCAAGGGGGGCATCTCCATAAACATTAATCCTTGTATAATCTGGAGGCTGCTCTTTAAATGATGCAGAAATTATCTGAGCATCTTCAATTATATATCTTTTGCCAGATCCATATCCAAGAATATTGCTATCGTCGTCCTCTATTAGATAGTCAAAAAGAGAGCTTTTCTTTTTAGTTGAACTTACAGAGTTTATAAAGTCCATGCCATATGAAATCGACTCCTCTGCTTTGCTCAAAAAGTTATCTTTACTTTCTTGATCTTCTATCCCCTCTGTAAGAATATTGTTTATATCTTCAAATTCATCTATTTTTTCATTATTTCTTTTTAAAACAGTTACTAGGCCATCTCTTTCGGATATCTTCAGTCTAATTTTCGATAAGACGTCAGTTCTATCTTTATTTTCAATATCGGCTATCACCTCAAGATCTTGTTCTTGTTTTGTTGTAAAGTAAAAATCTGACTTTGAAAACTTTTTCCCCGCTAAGTTAAAATCACTTGCTGGGTCAGCTCCGAATATCTTTATGAATTCGTCTCTTATTTTCTGTAAATTATCTGGAGTTGCAAAACTTGCGGCAGGTGGTGACCCTCCAAATGCCGAAACCTGCAAAATATCTTGCAAAACGGATGTGCTTTCTTGAAATATGGGGTCAAACTCGCCAAGTGTATCCTCAACATTTCCATTTAGAAACTTTCTTGTGTCAACAAATTTATAGTCCAAGCCTATCTCTATATTTGATTTATCTTTGCTGAGAACCCTTCTGTTTAAAGAAGATGATACTCCCACTTGATCTCCAGTCCCAACCGAACCAGCTGCCCCAAAAAGATTAACTCCAGAGTTTCTATCGTCTACCGAAAGCCCAAAGAACAAAAGAGAATCTTTGCCCTTTAAATTCATTCCAGGAATTATGGAACTGTCTGGGTATCTTCCTAAAAGCAAACACAAGAGGGCTATCTGCACGTTTAGCCTGTGTATTTCAAACAAAAGAGAATCTCTTCTTGTTTCAAACAATGAAGTTATAAAGTCTGGGATTACATCTCTGCCAGTATTTTTCTTTATAGCCAAAAGTTCATTTAAGGTAGATAGCGGTATTCTATTCCATTGAGGTGGACGAAACTCTATATGACCCTGAGAATTACAAAAAAATTCTAAATTTAGATATCCAGATGCGGCAGAGCATCTTTCATGTATATCTATGTAATCTCCATTAAATAACTTAAATCCAGATGTTTTAATATTCAAAAGAAAAGGCCTAAGGTCAATCATCGCATCGTATTGATCTGAAACTATAAAGAAGTTTTTATCTCTATTTAATCTTACATCTTCGATTCTTCTCATCGCTCCAACTTGAGTCATGGCTTTTGTCATAGCCTCCTCTTCTTCAAGAGATGAACCAAATGGAATGGAGTTATTCTGACCAAATAAGTTTATGCTCATCTGAAGATCGTCTCTTCCTCCAATTATATTGGAATCCTTTAGAGCTTGAATTTTTGAATTTATAGTAAGATTTATTGAGTCTACTTCGGCCAACAATGTTGCAATAACAGCATTGTCTCTTGCATTTGCAGCAACTTGAACTGGATCTTTATTTTTATCAAAATTTTTATTAAAATTTGATATTTGTTTTAATATTTTTTCTTTTCTTTTTTGAAGATTAGATACCTCTGTATTTGCAGCCTTCCTAACTTGAGCTACATTTATGCTCTCTGCCGCACTTCTACTGTTCATGGTTACCATTCTGTAAGGCTTAAAGTTACCATAATAATTATTTTGCTTTTTAACAGTTTGTATCAAAGAAGAAATAGGATCTGTTGGATTTAAACTATTAGCGCTGGTAGAGCTAAAGTTGTGGGCCTCGTAAGTTCTTTCTATAAAAGAATTTACGTTATAAGGCTCTCCTACAATCAAAATACTTAATATGTTTGCAATATCCAGATTTGACAAAACTTCTTCTGTTGCAGTAAGATTCATTTGCTGAGCATGAACCTTTGTAGATTTAAAAGAATTTCCACTTCTATTTACAGATTGAAAATCTGCCGTAAGTGATAATATTCCGCTTTTCCATCTATATACAAATCCATCTGGATGCTGAATTGCCTTTGTTCCATAGAGAGATCCGAAGTCACTGTACTCGCCCTGAAAGATATTTGATTCTTTGGCATTGGATCCAGTTAAAAGTCCAGAGTCATAAGATATAAGATTATTTGTAAGCAACTCTTTGTTTTCATCTAACAAATCGAAGCCTGTATCGGATAGAGGCGTTTTTTGATCATCTGTTATAAACTTAAATGGAGTAAGAGGATCTTCTAAAGGCCCATGGATCTCTTCTAAGGCTGGACTCTTAAGATATCTTGACCATTTCAACCAGCCCATGTTATCTATACATCCAAATTGAGCAGTATACTTACCTCCACCATAAGAGTCAGAGCAAGAGTTAATATAGCCTCCAAAAATGTGTATCATTGAGTAAGAATCCTCTGATCTTCTTCTTATCTCCTTATATGACTCAAGGTCAATGGATTCTAAACCTAACAATCTTCTTTCTGCCTCAAGAACTATTTCATCCATCTCATCGAGGTCTTTGTCCATTATTTTATCTTTAGCTATGTATTTAGATGAATTAGAAGCTACATAAAAATGAACTCCATCGGCAACATTTACATAATGCTTTCCAAGATAAAATATCCTTAACTGTTGTCTAATATAATCTATATCAATCGATCCATCTCCAGTAAAGCCTGCCAAGGTTAAAAGAGAAGAAGATAAAGACCCTGTATTGACGGTAGTTTCGGTTATGCTGTCATAAGACTGCATATCTCCCTCTATCAATCTTCTGAATAGGTTATATTCTCCAGTTAAAGCTTCCTGTATTCCTACTTCTATATCTTCTTCCGTTATTATGCCTATTCCATATGGATTTTCCAAAGTAAAGCTTGCAGATGAGGGATTTGCATCCAAAGATGTAGAGCAAGAAAAAGTTGTAAAAGTTCCCAGCTCAATAACCCCAGTTCCAGGTCCAAGGCCATAGGGGTCTGGGTTACTTGGATCTATTATCCATGTAGTTAAAAAGCTATCTACAGAAAATGTGTTTCTTCTGACTAGATCTAGCAAATCTGTTGTATAGTCAAATCTATCTTTGTATTCCTGACTTTTATTTATGACATTTCCTATGTCACTAATAAAAGTATCAATATCAAAAAGATTTTCAATGCTTTCGGACTTTGCTTTTAACGCAGTAGCTTCCCTTATCATTACATCCAAAAGATTTAAGTTTATAGCGTTTTGTTCTTTTCTAAAGTTATTAAACTTCATCAAGCTTTCATAAGATCTTATTTGCTGAACTTTATATGCAAATAAAGCTTTGGTGGCTCGCAAAAGCATTTTTTCTGTTGCATCCATAAACTTTACATCATTAGATCCGCTTAATGTTGAAAAAACTTTTTTCTTAACTAAGATTGTGCCATTTGGACTTTGAGAAATTATATCTCTAGATTTTTTTATTGTAGAATCAAAAATTCCATTAGAAAGAGTTCCTACAACTCCAGTATCAGCTAAAGATGTAGCATTATGTCTTCCAGATCCCCCTGAAAAATAATACTGAGCATTATCATTAACAATAGAGCTTGCAGATTCTCTTGCGATACTATTTATATCATTTAATAAATTTTTGAATTTCATTTAACCTTTTCCACTTATAACATTTCTTCTTGATACAGGCTTAAATCCCTCTTCGTCTATTCCAGTTTGATTTTGAAGAACATTTGTAGATACATCTCCCAGTCCCAGTCCAACATCTCCAATATTGGCAAGGGGACTTGCTATATCTTCATAATCAGAACTATGCGACAGTTCATCTAATCTTTGACCCTCAATGGGTATTGATGCTTTTTTAGGATTTCCATCTTCATCTCTTGGATTTCTATGCCAAGGCATAAAGTTTTTTCTTTGCCCTACCCTATCAAGTATTGTAAAAGAAAAAGTATATGTAAATATACCAAGACTCGAAACAGCCTCTGTTGAGTTAAATTGAGAAAAGTAGCCACGATATATCTCGCCCTGATAATGCATCTCTACTCCAGTTGCAAGACTTGCCAAAGTTGGAGTCCTTGAAAAAGACCTTCTTTCTTTTTCCTCTGGAGGAACGAAATTCCCAGTAAACATCTCTCCCAATGTATCTAAACCATTTGTTACTTGAGAGTAAAGCCCCCCTGTTGCGAAATCTAGAGCGCCAGTCAAAAGGTTGTTTCCATTTGGATTTGCACTCTGAAGTATTGCATCATTTGTTTTGTCTTTTATAAGCTGAGCTCTCTTTAGTATTACATTATTAAATTCAGCTATCTCATGCCTATAAATCTCTCTTAATATATTTAAGGCCTCCACTCCTCCAGATCCAGTTGATCCAGATGCGCTCATCGTAGAAAGATTCTCACCCCAATATTGCACCAAGAATCCACCCTTTGTATTTGAGTTTTGTATAATTTTAGATTCACTAATTTGTAAGCTTTCTGGATTCAAGTATAGCTTTACCTCTTTTTTTGTAACAAATCCACCTGCATTTTCGGTTCCAAACTCTCCCACTGACTGAACGCCAATAGAGTCGGTTGGTAAATAAAATGTTATTGTATTTCTTGTTATCTTTCCCATCTTAACCTCTTATCCTTATGGTTGGCCGCCAGTTCCGTTTGTTGTTGTTCCAGGGTTTACCTGAGGACTGTAAGCCCCACCAGGAGTTGCAGTTGCCGTAAATACACCACTTTGATTTTGAACTACAGTTACTCCAGTAGCTGAAGAAAAGGCTTGTTGGATTTGATTTGCTGCGCTTGTAACACTTTGAAGAAATGCATTTCCAGCATCTTTAACATTCTCTCCTAAGTTTCCAACTCCATCTACCATATCTTTTACTCCATCCGTAATTGCGCCCACTCCTTTTTCTGCCATAACTTCAAAAGGGTTTTCACCCTGTTGAAGACCCATCATATTACTTAAATCGTCTGCAAAACTATCTACTATGCTTATTGCCTTATTCGCTCCCCCTTCAATTGTTGCTTCTGCGCCTCTACCAAGTCCAGAAGAAACAATTCTTGATGCTTTCGCCATTCCTCTAAAATTATCATTCAAAAGCAAAGTTGCCATAACATTATTCTGTGTATTTTTAGCGATCCTTTCTTGAATATCTTTCGTCTCATTTCTTCCCTTAACTTCTTGATCAATCATTTCTTCTAATTTTTCCGCAGCCTCGGTATCTCCAGCTGCTCTAGCAGTATCAAGATCAGATAACATTTCTAGCGTCCTATTTGCCTCCTGTCCCTTTAGACCGTACATTTCACCCAATAGCTTCTGTTGCATGACAAAAGTTTTTTGCAACTCTGGAGATTCTCTTGCTTCTTGAACGGTAACTATATCATCTCCAGTAAAACTTTGTAAAGTTCCTTTCATGGCAGAAATCACTTCTTTTGCCATAGCGGATTGGTCTCCCGTCTTTTCGGCATCCATCATTCTCGCCTGCATCTCAATGGATGCACCAAAAACTCCACCAGAAAAGTTCATACCGCCTTTTGACATAGTTATAAATGCTTTTTCATAAGATTCCGTCATGCCCCCGATAGACCTTGTAAGACTTCCTGCTAGATCTTTTGCATTTTTAATTCCCATTCCAGATTTATCTAAAGATGCAGCAAAAGCATCAAGAGCTGGTTTGGCAAATTCTGCAGACATACCCAGCATTTCATACCCTCTTACTGCCCCCTCTAAAGCGTCTTTGACATCTTTCATGCTAAGACCTGTCTTTTCAGAAGAATCTCTAAATAATCCGTATTGCTCCACTGCTTGTTCTGCAGATAAACCTTGAGTCATAATTGACTTAGTCAGAGTATTCATTGTGCCATTTAAATCTTCTCCAGCTGCACTTGACAATAGTGTTGCAGTAGCTAACAAATTCATATTTCTTGAGCCTAAATCTATATTTTCATTCATATGCTCTATAGATAATCCTAAATTTGCAAAACCCTCCGCATTCTTCATCATCTCAGGATAAGATATAAAAGTATCCTTCATATCTTCACTTGCCACTACTGTTTCAACTATATTGCTTAAGAATTTATCAGACTCCTCAAAACTCATTGCAAAGCCTTTGCCTATTCCAAAGGCTTGATCCTGAAACTTTCTCAAAGGTGCAGACATTGCATCTGCATCTTTTATAAGTTGATTGTACCCCTCGGCAACTTTTGTCAAAGTAGTTTGCAACCCTTTAAAGGCAGATACTGCAACCCCTATAAATGGAACTGATTCTCCCATCTTTAGAATCAAAGAATCATTTATTGCATCACTTACGTCTGAAATAGATCCTACTAAATTATCTATATCTTTCTGCTCTTCTGTCATGAAAGTAGAAAGCTTTCTTTGAGCGTTTACAAGATGACTTGTAGATCTGTAGAATTCTTTTGCGCCATCCTCCATGCCTTTGCCTAAGGCTTTTGAGGTATCTCTACTTTCATCCCTAAGCCCTCTTAACGCTGATATCAGCTGATTAATAATATCTGCCGTAGATTCACTCATCTTTAATCCTCCATAACATAAATGCTTATATAATATGTATTTATATTATTAAGTAATTTTTAGTATTCCGTCTATCTTTTCTTTTTTAGTAGGTTGCGGGATTGACTCTTTTTTGTACTTTTCCTTCAAAGCTTTTACCATTGGGTTTTCCATTGCGTTCCTAACTTCTTTTTCTGCATCAAATTCTTTGGCCCCATCTTCCTCTGATATCCTTGAATTTCTTACCTGCTTGACACCCTCTGGATTTGTAAATAAAGCGTTATATTCTGCCATATCTCTGAATAATGAGTAATCTTCACTTTCATCCTTCATAATATTTTCTGCATACCAGATCATCTCATATGTAGTCATATTTTTAAAAATAGGATCATTAACCCTAACTCCCCATACTTTACAGAGCTTCCATCGGAGCCTGGACTCTGGCCCCGATGCTACTTTTTTACGTCTTCATACCCAACTTTGGTTTTTGATTCATCTAAAAGATTTTCATATTCTTTATATAATATATCCACTGTTGAAGATTGAAGAGTTCCAAAGAAATTTATTTTAGCAACCTCTATACTTCCTTCTTCTTGGTCAAAGGATTCCGCTATCTCATCTATGCTTATATCGTTAATATGAGTTACTGCCTCAGAAACAGTATATACCTTTGCGTATGCAACCTTTTCCTCATCTGTCATCCGCATAACTCTTGAGATCAGCATTCTTTGCCGTTCTTCCGTAAGTGTTCCTACCGTAAAAGAAAATCCAGATATATTTACATTTCTGGAAAGCTTCCCAATAAATATAAGCTCTTTGATCATGTTGCTAATCTCTGTTGGTTGAGATTTTTCTGATGATCTACCAGAAGCAACATCTGATAGTGTTCTAGCTTTGTTTAAAGTTTCTTGGTTAATAGGATTTGCAACATGAACTTTTTTTCTTGACATAACTTAACTCCATTAAAGACTTTTATCTATTATATTCACGAATGTATTTAAATAGATTTTTTTTTAAAAAAAAAGCAACATACTTTTGTATGTTGCTTCTATTTGCCAAATATTATAAATTAATATGCGGCATTTATAATTCCTGGGAAGTCTAAAGCACCTCTTCTCTTTCCAGAGTCAGCTGCTGCCTCAACTGCATCTCTTTGTTGTGATGCAGAAATATCTCTACCAAGTTCAACTGAGCTATTTGCAATAGACTCTCCGCCTCTTGTGGTAGATACATATTCGCAGTCCATACCGCACTGTTCAGATATAATATAGTTATCTGAAGAAAAAGTTCTAGAAGTACTTGTAAACCAACAGTTATGATAAGTTGTAACTATTGCTTCTTCAAACCCTTCTCCTGCAAAAGAATCTATAACTACAATATCAAATGGTATTCTCTGAGAGGTTAAATTTCTCCATCCTCTTGAAAATGCTTCTGTTATTGAAAGTCCATCAAATGCAATTCTTGTTACACTTAAAGTTATCCCTACTGGAGACTGTGGAACGATTTCAATGTGACCATCTGTTCCAACTTCTGCAACTTTTTTATTAGATCTACTTTGTGATTCTTGAAAAGATTGTATTGCGCCAACTGGTTCGTTGTTTGCAAATACAATTATCTGAGTAGATAAACCCGTTCTGGATCTACCGCTATCTAGTATACTTCCTGTTCTTGGATAATCTGCCATTTTTTATTCTCCTTATAGTACGCCGACTTCTATATCAATAAAGATATAATTAATCGGAAATGCAGGTGCGAACCTAACGAAAACGTTTATTTGTCTAGGATCAACTTTATCTTGCTCAACTTTAAGGCCAGTAAAATCTGTAATTATACCTTCGCTTATCATACCAGAAAGTGCAGATCTAACCTTCGCACCCATAAGGGCGTAAGTTGCATCTCCCTGTACTTTTCCTATAAACCCTTTTACAACTGATCTCAAAACTTCTTTTACCCTATCCCTTATAAACATGATAGATATTTCTTCATCCTCAACAAAACCAGATTGAGAAGTTGTTCTTCCTGCAAGTACTGCCCCACCGCCAACAATTGGTTGTAATACGGTAGCTCCAACCTCACCTAAAGAATTGAGTATAACTGGAGGGAATATTTTATCTCTAAGAATTGTAAACCCTGTCAGAGACTTATTTGTAAGTGGCAAAGCAACATTTTGAGTTGCGGATAACCATCCACCTGCAGCAGCAGATACAAAGAATCCATCTAAAAATGTATTTGTTCCTGCGATATTTCTTACAATTTGATCTGGAAAGAAGTAAACTGCTCTTGATGATGTAAAATTCTCATCAAGCTTGAAGTTTTGTAAATCTTCAATATTTTCATTCAACACTTCTTCTGGATCATCACCCTGAATTCCCTCTATCACTCCAATGTCTTCTACTGCAACTTGTTCATTTCCAATTAGCGCTGCAGCAGTAACTCCTGCCATAGCTCCAATTAATGCCATTCTTTCTTTTTTATTTGCAACAGATGACATGATTTCACAGTGAGAAACAGCTTGTCTAAATATAGAAGATTTAGTTTGAGTTGGCAAAGGAACTACAATTTGTGTATCAAATGCTTCTAATTTTTCAAATGCCTCAAACCAGTTTGTGTCATAGAAATCATAGTCTACTTCATCTATATAAGTTATTCTAAGACCATCTCCTTCTTTTATCGTGCCGCTCTTTATAAGATCTCTGTTCAAAAGAAGAGCTGCATCTAAATCAGTTGTATTTGATATGTCTGATATAACAAACTGTATATCTGAAGCTTCAGCAACAGGAGCCGCATTTGTAGTATAGTGAACAACTTTTAC